ACCAATCATATTTATCATGATTTGATTTATTACTGAACCAGGGTTGTAAATTAGGTTGATCCCAAGAATTTTTTTGCCAAAGAATATTTAGCTTAGTTGGATGTAAAGGTACTTTGCCTGGAACTGATGTACAAATTTCTACTTGATTAAGTAAGCTAGATTCTACATGCTTTCTTAAATATTCAAATTGTAGTTCTGTTCCGCCTCTAGGCTTTTGATGTTTTAATAACATAGCTTATTGATGTCCTCCAATATGGTATTAATTTTATTTTTTCCGATTTATGAAGTTTATGTGAATCAAATACAATAAAATCTCCTGGTTTATATTTTATAAGTTTTCCTTCTATATTTAATTCTCCTCCCCAATTTTCCGCCCATTGAGGTGTAAAAAATCCAACAATACTATAAGTATTTTCTACTAACGTGTCAGGATGAAATTCTGTATAATGATTACTATTTTGAGCATTTAAAACTAGTCTATCTATATTTCTTTTTAATGAAAAATTATGTTGTTCATTTAATTTTTGATTAATTCTATCAAATAAACAATTAAAATAACCTATCCAATAAGGATGATTAACAACTGTTTCACCTTTTTCTATAAGAGTAACACCTGGAAAACAACCTCCAATAGTATTTTCTGAAGTTCTACCAAGAGTCCAAATATGTTGATTTATTAAACCATTATATAAATTAAAACAATCTTCTAAAGTTAAAACGTTATTTATTATCTTTATCATTTTTTTGATTCATTACTTTCTGAAATACTTCAAGACCTTTGTTAGTAATTTGAACTGTAACATCTTGTACAATATCAGGTCCTTCTACTTTCTTTTTAAATACTTCTCCTGTCTTGGTATTTCTGTATGTTGTTGTAGTTACACAATCTATTTTAGGTATATCTTTATCCATTTTCTTGTGATCTGTCTATTAAAGCATAACTTATGGCACCTTGTATTTTATTACTGCCGGTTGCTGCTTGCACTGTTATAGCATCTCCTGCTTCTAAATTCAACCCTTGAGGTGAAGCATTTACTTGTGACTTAGCAGCTACATCATCTCTAAAAAATTCATACTCAGTGCTTGAATCAGATGAATCAACTAAATTCATATTTACCACAATAGCTGATGATGCATCATTGTTAGCACAATATATACTTTTAATTATAATTGCTCCATTATTAGGACAAGTAAGCACTGTAGCTTTAGCTGTATCAGCTTGTTTGAAACCTTGATTTTTATATCTTATTGTCATGATAAAAAGTAATTAAACGCATCTTGTTCATTTTTCAAGTCTTGTTGAAAAGAAAAGTTTAATTGATTTTGTAATGTAGTTAAAGACTCTAGTATCTGTCTTTGATTTTCTACATCATATTCTTGTTGTGGTTCAGGTATATAATTTGTTACTTTAGCCATTATCTTCTTCCATCTGGTTGAGCATCAACTCTTAAAGTTCCATATCTCCAAGTTTCACCAGTGCCATCATTTTCTATTTTTATTGATAATAATCTTCCTCTTGCTCTAGTGTCTACCTTATCAGTAGATGATGTTATTGTAAATGGGCCAAGAGGTGAGCTAGATGCAGTATTATTTGGATAGTCATTTAATAGTAATGTAATTTTTGAATTACCTGTAAGAACTTTAAAGTCAGGTATAAATCTTTTCACAGACATAAAAAACTCTCCATCTCCTCTGTAGTCAACCATACCGGTTGTTTGACCTTGTCGGCTTCTAGCTGCTGTAATATCAAAGTCTCCAGATTCAATAAACGCATTAATAGAAGTTGTGCCTGAGCTATTAACTTGGTCAGTTCCAACTTCATGAGCATAATAAGTTGAAGCTCCATATTTATTTGTAATACCTAATATATCTGAAAATACAGGTGAACCTGTAGAACTAAATTCTGTTGCGTAAGGTACATCAAAGACTCCGGTATCAATATATGAAGTTCTAGCTAACGATGAAGTTGTCCAAACATTTTCTCCATAGTTATAGGTAACACATCTATTAATCTGATCAGTTCCAGATTTTGGATAAAACCAATTTACTTCTCCATATAAAGTATTATGTTCTGCATAAACTATATCTGTTGCATCGTAGTTTATTCCTAAATTATTTGAATTTGTTGTAAAAACAAAGTCTTCAACAAGACACGGTAATGATTTAACCGTACCATCAAATACAAAAAATCCACCCTCACCTGACATCCAAAATACTTTACCATCAGAATAACTTAATGCGTGTTGACCAATCAATCCACAGTTAGTACCAACTTGTCTTACACTAAATGTAAATGGTGGACCAACAAATTGAATTACATAAGCAGAACTATCAGTTAATACTAAAGTATAGTCTTTACCTGATACTGCTCCAACGATTCTATTTCCTTTGTCTAATCTAAACGTACCTGCCGTGTTAACAGCTGTTGGTGCATAATCATTTAAGTCTTCTTGATTTGAAAATCTTATAAACATTGGATCTTGAGTTGTAGGATCGCCAATAGTTGTTTCAGTTCCAAAATGAAATAAGTGTCTGTCTCTATCTGAGACTTGTGTTAATCTTGATGCAGTTGGGTTAGCTGAAGTTGAAAAACCTGATGTAGATTTTGATGCTCTAATTGTTCTAGCATTTGTTGCGCCAGCATTCCAAGTAAAAGTTTCTCCATCTCTAATTGTTGCAACAAGAACTTGTCCATAGTTATCAAGACTCCAGTTTCCTGGATCTAGAATTACTGAGCTTGTAGCTCTTTCAGTTCCCCAAGTAGAAGTGTTCCATGTAGAAGTACCCCAACCATAACCTATTGTTTGAAAGACAGGACCTACTTCAACATAAGGATTAACAGTTGCAGCTCCCACTGCAGTCATGCCAGATCCTCCTTCATTTCTTACAGCTTGAACAGTGAATTTATCTACATCAGGAACAGTTAATATTTCATAAACTTTTTGTAATTCTGCTGCTGTAAAATCAGATGCACCTGTAACAGTTACTCCAGATAAGGTTACATATCTTCCAACTTCTAAACCATGAGAACCTTTATTAACTTGTAAAACATTTGATCCATTAACAGTTGTTAATGTGCATCCTGTTATAGCTGTATCTAATGGTGTAATATCAAAAAACTGTTCTCCATAATATAAAAATAAACCTTGTGAAGTTCCAATAGCTGCATATCGTTCTCCAGATAAAGATGTCCAAGTGTGTTGAGCACGTGCTACTCCAGGTAATGTTTCACCTGCAATAGATAATTGATTCCAACCACCTATTTTTTCAGGTAGTCCATATCTAAATCTAACAAAATCACCATCTACCCATTGAGATTCGGCTCCTGAATCTGTGACCATTTTGTTAAAACCAGGCTTGAAATTTAATTTTTGTAGCATATAATAGCTTATATATTAGTTTTACAGATAATGAAAGTATCATAATTATGGACCATTTAGAAGCAATTGTTGAATTAAAAAATATAATTTCTCCTAATTTTATAAAAAAAATCATACCTTTTATAAATTATAAAGCTTCTAAAAATCTAGAAATTATGGGAGGTTTAAATAAAAATATAAGTACCTTAAATTCAAATATTAGAAATGTAAAAGGATATAGTTTAAATTTTAATAGTCCTACTAATGTGTTTTATTGGAATTACATAAAAAAAGAAATTGAAAGACTATATACTTATTACAAATTAAAATTTCCTAAGATGAGTAGCAGTAAAATTAATCAAATAGATTTATTAAAATATGGTCTAGGAGAAAAATATAGTATACATACTGATCATTTTTCTACATCACCAAGGCATTTAAGTATTATTATGAATTTAAACGATGACTATAAGGGTGGCGAGCTAGTATTTACAGATCAAAAAGAAAAAGAAGTTAAGCGATTTAAATTAGATAAAGGTTCAATTGTTTTTTTTCCCAGTAATTTTATGTATCCTCATGGCATTCAAACCATTACAAAAGGAACAAGATATAGTATAGTTTCATGGCTCCAGTAAAATATAAATTAATTAAAAATTTTCTTTCCAAAGAAGAACTAAACATACTTCAAAAGTATTGTTATAATAAATTAGATCAAAATAAAGATTACAAAATAGACATTCAATCTTTTTCCCCTGCTTGGTATCTTGATCCATTAATGCTTGGTTTACTTGATATTAAATTACCCATAGTAGAAAAAGAATCTAATTTAAAATTATTTCCTACTTATGCTTATTGGAGATATTATGTATTTGGTGCAACTTTATCTAAACACACCGATAGACCAGCTTGTGAAATATCGATAAGTGCTTGTATAAAAAAATATGATGATTGGCCTATTATTGTGGAAGGTAAATCTTTTGAATTAAAAGAAGGAGATGCAGTTTTATATGCTGGCTGTGATCAAAAACATTGGAGACCAGGTATTTATAAAGGTGAAGGTATGGCTCAAGTTTTCTTTCATTATGTAAATAAAAATGGTCCATATACTAATCATGCTTATGATAAACAAATAAAATAAAAAATATAAATGATTAGTCTTATAGAAAAAAATAATAAATTAATTAAAACTAGAAATAGTTTAAATGTTAGTTATACTAGAAATGTTAATATTATAGTTGGTAACTATGCTTATCCAGAAGTTATAAATAATTTTTTAATTACTATTAAAAATAATTTAAGTGATAAAATGGAAAATTATACTAATGTAAAAGGAGGAATGACCGACTGGAATTATTTTATAGATAAACCTGATTTTATTAATTTCGTAAGTTATTTAATAAATACACACCAAACAACACATCCCGCTATATTTGAACATTTTTTACAAAGACTAACTATTTTAAATGCTTGGGGTAATGAAATAAAAAAAGGTGATAGTGTTAAATTACACACACATAGGACTTATCATGGTATTCTATATTTAACAAAAGGATGTGATTTAATGTTACCTGAATTAAATTTAAAAATAACCCCTGAACCTGGTGACTATTACATTTTTCCACCAGAAGTATTACATGGTTTTGATAAATATGAAGGAGAGCACAATAGATATAGTTTAATATTTAATATTTCTGAAAAAGATCAATTTGAATACTCAAAAAAAATAAGAGAACTAAATGGAAAAAACAGTTAATATAGATAATTTTATAGGTGTTTATGATAATTACATTACTGAAGAAGAATGTAATAAAGCTATTAAATTATTTGAAGATCAAAACAATTTTAAAAATACTATTAATAGAATAGGTTTTGAAAAAGCATCAATATTACAAAAACAAGATCAACAATTTTTTGCAGCTCCCAATAACGTAAATGTATGGTGGGAATCTTTAAGATCAATGATGGTTAATTTTGATTTAGCATGGAATCATTATATTAAAAACGTAGGAGCTGACGATGCTTACGGAGTTCCTTTTCATTTTACAGATTTAAAAATACAAAAAACATTACCCACTGAAGGTTATCATGTTTGGCATATAGAACACGGTAAAGGTTATGAAAATGAACCAAGGGCTTTTGTTTTTTCTGTATATTTAAATGATGTTGAAGAAGGTGGAGAAACAGAATTTTTACATTTTTCAAAAAGAGTAAAACCTAAAACAGGTAGAATCGTTATATGGCCCGCTGCATTTCCCTATTTACATAGGGGTAATCCGCCTTTATCTGGTAAAAAATATATTTTAACGTCTTGGATGATGTTGAGATAATTAAGAAGAATAAGATATAGGTCTTGCGCCTAATCTAGTAATTTTTTCAGCTTCAGTTTCAGTTTCATTATTGTAATTGTTATCCCAATCAGCTTGTAATTTTAGTAGGTGAACTGAATCCCATCTAGAAGAAAATTGATTTATATCTCCTAAGTCTGCTTCTGTATAACTACAATGAGGAGTTCCATCTCTATATTCTACTTCATCTGAAATATTAGATGCTCCATATTGAATAGCCCAAATATTTGAAAATTTAGATTGATTCCAAAAAGAATCATCTGAAATAATATATCCAATACCTTCAGAAGCACCTTCTGCATAATTTTTAATTATGCATTTATCATCGAATACTACTGTCCAATTTCCTTTACTTGCCATAATTTCTCCTACGTTTTAATTATATAAATTATTGTTAAATAAGGTTGTAATACTGAAGTTGCATCACCTGAAAAGTTTGCACTCATATTGTGAGAGTGACCCTGACCTGAACCAGCGTTAGTTGTATTCAACGTCTGAGTATAAGAAGGGTGACCTTGTGGATACCATCCTGTAGTGTTATGACCAACTTGTGCCGGTAAAGTTAATGAGTGATTGTGAGAAGCAAGTTGCGCAGTTGATAAAGTAGCATTGGCTGTTGATCCTGCAACGTTTCCAGTTGAAGCAACTGTGTTCGCTCCACCAGTTGATGCTAAAGCTTTGTTATTTGATTTTCCAACTGCTACATTGTTTTGTAAATCTGGTACAAGAAAAGTTGATGAACCATCTCCAGCTCCGTAAGTTGTACCTACGATTGCAAATAATGCAGAATAAGTTGATCTTGAAACTGTTTGACCATTACATTCTAAGAAACCTGTTGGCACTGAAGCAGAAGACCACGGCACAATAGTTGCTGTAGGAATTCCCTCAATACCTGTAAGATTTGCTCCAGTGAAATCGTATTTTGTTGCTTCGTAATTTGCCATATTCTATTTCTCCTTGTAAGTCCAACCCGTTGTTGCATCTCCTGAAAATACTAAACAGAAACCAGCACCTTGTGTATTAACAACAAGGTCTGCTGCTGCGTTAGCTATATTAGAAGAGTTTCTACCAACAGTCAATGCGTTAGTTTGAAAATCATAACCTTGGTCGATAAATGCAACTTCATCTCCAGCAGATGGTGACGCTGGAAGCGTTACTGTAACTGCTCCACCATTTGTATTTACTAAAAGTTGAGCACCAGCTTGAACTGTTTCAGCTGCAGAAATAGCTCTCCATTTTTTATGTTCACCTGCTTTTACAACATTAGTTCCGTCAGAATATAAAGTGTAAGTGTGACCTTCACATAAAAGAACACCTGTTCCAGATGCAGTTTTAAAAGTTAAAGTAAAACCTGCATGATTACATCCATCTTCAACAATATAAGTTTTTTCTATTGAATTTGGAATAGTGACATTTACGTTTGCTTCAAGAGTTCCTGTTAATTTAATTACTTGATCTTTACCATTTGATAAAGCACCATTAGTAAAAGTTAATGCTCTAGATGCATCAGTTACATTGAATGCTCCATAACCACCAATTGCTTGTTCAAGAATTAGTAAGTTAGTATTTGTAATTTGTCCCCAAGTTCCTGAGTTTTCTCCAGTAGCCTGTACTGTAAGTTTTAAACTTG